AATCTAAATTAGGTTTTGAAGTCTTAATAATATCAGACCAATCAATCGAATCTCTATTTTTAATAACATACTGATATGTATTTACTATATCATCACTAGAAATATTCTCTATAAAAGAACCATAGAATAGTACGGCCTGTGATTGTAACTTACAAGATAAAGACACACATGAATCTATGAAACCCCTCACAGGATTATACCCATAAGAAATCATATCCATAACATCTGTTATGAAATCATCTATGTCAGATAACTCAGATTTTTTCCTGACAATAGCGTATACAATAGAATTTGATTGACTATCTGGTAATGTACTCTCATACATATCCCTAAGAACAGTAACTATACTATTTTCAAGCATTTCAATATTAAACTTAACCATAGTTAAAAACATATTGATATTAAAATACTCAGGCAAGTTTTTAACCTTAAATGATGACTTTATAACACTAGATATATTGCCTATAACAATATAATCACTTGTAATATTTAACCCTAAAGCTATATCACCATTCAATACATTAACAGACAACCCCAAGATATTAATAAATTCACTATCAGCATCTGAAACCGACACCCTAACATAATCTCTACTATCTTTAAGTTCTCGTATCTTTTTCTTTTCACCCTTTTTGGTAAACTGCGTTGATTTTATAAAAAACTTACTAACACTACTAAATGAATGTAATTTTTTAAGCCACTCAGTATCAATGTAGGTAACTTTATCTTTTGTGATAACACTATCCATATTATAAGAATTTCTTCAATAACTTAGTACTCATCTTATGAACTAACATAAGAATCCTACGTAACATCTTCTTATCTGTATCAATCTGTAACTCAGTACCTGTCAATGAAATAACATCAGTAATTCCATCATCTTCAGCATCCCTAGTAATCAACTCTAAGGAATTAATAGTACCATTCCCAACAGTATCCAACAAAGAATTTACAATCCCAGTATCTTTAACAGGTTTATATGCTTTGAACTTTTTATCATATGTCCTAACAACACTATCAAAGTACAAATCCCTCTCGTCTTTGTCAGATAAATCGTATGCACTAGGATTTAATGAAGAATCATCGCTAGTCATATAACGTAATGCATCGATATTAGCTAAAGCCTGTAACTCTTCATTAGACAATGTTTCAATATCACTCAAAGAATTTTGGTCTGTATTATCAACATTGGAAATAAGAATATCATTAAAGTTTTTAAAAGCTTCAGCACTATCAATATTAAGCATGATATCACTAGCACCTTTAATAGCTAGATAATCTGTATACGCATGTGTCTTAACAATACCACTTAAAGAGAAACCAACAGCTGGCTGTTCAGCCAACTCAGTTGCGTTATCAAACTCTTCACTAGGATGCATCTCTCTAAACTCATACATATTTTTATATTGAGCGAAGAAATCTGTATCACCTAACTGCAACCTAGCAATATAAGATAACGTATCTAAAGAACCTAATACAACCTTAACCCTAGAATATAAGCCAGCGATTGTACCCCAATAATAGAATAAGTACTTTAATGTAACAAATACAATATCATTAACTGTCTCATCAGAAACAGCCATATTTTGTACATTTACTTTTGATTTTACGATATTATAAACAATACTATCGAAAACATCATTATCTGAACTAGAGCCATTATCACCAGTGTAATTTCTAACAATATCAGCAAGAACGCTCTTAGACAATAAATCCATTGCCTCCTCTGTACTACTGATACTCATCTTCTTAACACCACTAGCTAATGAGTATGCACCACCACATTTCAAAGCTGTAGCCACTGCACGTGCGATATCATAACCCATACCATTTTCACTAAATACTTCATTAGCAATCTCTTTGGCTCTACTTCTTGAAATCTTACCTTTTGTTTGACCTCTGTCAAATTCACAGCTAGAATTAAGAATTAAATCCCTATTATACAAACTCTCGACACGAATAGAACCACTATATGTTTTAATGTACACATTAAAATCATCAGATACGTCCATACCTAAGAACTTGTACGTATCAACTTGCTTATCTGTATACACACAACATACTTCAGAACCCTCGGATAGACCATATTGTTTATCTAGTTTAACAAACAAGTCGCTTATCGGAGTTGCGTTTACGTTGTATAACCTAGACTGACTCAACAATGTCTCATAGATATCTTTTGCTTTTTTATTCTTAATGTTTGTCTCTTTCAATTCTGGCAAATCAAAAACAGACGTTAAATTGTCACCAAAGACATCTTTGAATACTTTAGAATCTAGCCTATACTTTACTAAATATGTAGACACTAGAAATACTCCTTTACTTCAAAAAACGCATTTAACGTATTAAACTTATATAAATTTAGTACTAATCTTATATATAGTACCTTACTAATTTACTTATAATTACCTATGCCTACCTTTAGAAACACTAATTGCCTTGTTTTTACTCCTTAACCTAGCATTTCTACCTTTTGCTATATCCTTGCCTAAACCATTCCACCTATTTTTATGCTTAGTTAAAGCCTCTTTACTCCGTAATTTAGATAAATTACTACTATTCTTATCTCGTAAAGAACCAACCACTTTAGTTTTAAATAAGTCAGTTGTTATTTTATTGTTATTAAAAGACATAACAGACAAAACAGCTATCAAATGCTTACAAATAGTACCCTCTAAATTTGGATTCTTAATTTTAGGAAATCTATTTTCTTTATCTAAGCCATAACCCATATTCCATGCCATGTACTTATAGCCTTTGTATAGAAAATCCTCACAGCTACAGTATACTGACAAATCACCATCTAATAACAATCGTGTTATCTCAGACTTCTTGAAATCCTTTAATGCTTTTATATCCTTGACATCATTTAACTTTATCTTTTGTTGATATTTCTTATTAGGTGTATATTGACTATTTGTTATAAACTCAACGCACCCATCATTATTAACACCTTTATATGTAGTCGTTAACTTTTTTGCTCTAGCTTTTCTTTTACTTTCAGCACCACTTAGCAACTCTTTCTTTGTTGCCTCATTAATAGATTGTAATGATTTACCCTCTTTTAGAAGTTTATCATATCTATTGTCAAAAGCTATTGCTTGATATTTTGTTAAGAAATCCTCATAATACCTAGCATCCCTATTTTTATCAATTAAAAAAGAAAAAGGAAGATACTCCTCATTTAGAATATCTTCCAAATCAAGGTTAAATGAATCTCTTGTACCTTTTTGTAACAAATTTTTTAAAGTCATCTTTACCTCTATCTAAACCATCATTAATGAATGTACCTAAAATAATGTATAATTCATTAATAGGATAATCATTAATGTCTCTATTATTTATTTGTGCTTCAATAATGTTATGTGTTAACAATGAGCTACACGCTTTAAAACAAGAAATCTCATCCAAATCATCTGAATTAATGATTGAACGAATAACCCTACCAGGCTCTTTTTTAATTATAGCTTGTATCATATTCTTATCTAAACTTTCATCCCTCTCACCTTGCATGATACGTCTTCGTAAATCAGCGACTAAATCCATGTCACCATCTAAAATCGCTTTCTGTAAATCATCAAATAAACTCATGAATATCTCCTCCTCATAGAAATATGTTTGCGATTATAATAAGTATCAACATCTATTTCTTGTAATCTAACATCTCTATTGACATTCCTACTATCAGAAAATTCCTTATATTTATCACACTTACTATGACAACCAACAAATCTACCATCACAATTAAAGCAAGGTGCATTTTTAACCTTAAAACTCATCTCAACCACCCCAAAATAAAAAAGATATATCTTGTATAACTAATACTATTATACAAGATATATCTTATAAAAACAACACTATTTAATTACCACGGAGCATCCTCTTCACCACTAGGTTCTTCAGTAGCGAACTCACCCTCATCATAAGTACCATCTTCTAAAGCAGATAGAATATATTTAAATTTATCTGTTGCAACTTCATTCGCATCAATATTAGCAAGATTTAACATTGATTTAAGCCATTTAGCCTTATCAATGTAATCAGCATATGAGTCTAAGAAAGCACTACTTGAATCTATCATTTGAAGATTAGATACAAATTCCTCAACCCTAGTAGATGTCTCACTAGTTGGTAACGGACGCATATAAATCTTAAATGCACCAACATCAGAACCACGTCCACGATATTTTAAGTAGTTCTCACACAAATCAGTAATACCATTAATCAAAATTTGTTGAACCCTTAAAATTGAACGTGCGTACCTTAAATCTTGTTTAACAAGCGAATTGTTACCCATAGAACCTAAAGATTCAGCAAAACCTAAATATTGTTTAGGAACTTTTAAACTCGCAAAAAGCTTATCTGTAAAATAATCAACATCAACAATAGATTGAACGTCAACACCATCACCAATGCTCTCAACAGTAACATCACCTTTACCATCTCTTGTAGGTAAATATATATTACTATTAATTGGAACAGGTGATGGGTCAGACCTAAACCCCACACCCTTAGTCATCTTAGAATTAGCTTGAAATCTACGTCTAACATCAGAAAGCATTTGTTGTGTTTGACCAGCGTTAGCATTACCAACCTCAATCTTAACAAGATTAAATTGAGTTGAACGTGCAATACGTGATAAAACAAGAATATTATCAATTAGTGCATTAATTCTAAACATAGTCCTAGCACTATCTACAATAGAAGTACCTACTACCCTATAGCATGTTACTTCCTCTTGTGTATTATCAGACTTCCTAACATTCAACTTAATCTTCTCACGTTTAGAAAGTTTAGAAGAAATAAAATGTACAAACTCATCACTCTTCTCAAATTTAGCACTACCACTCATCGTACCAGAAGTGAACTGACCAGCATCTTGATAACTACCACTATCAAATAAATAGTCCTCATCCTCATAACCAAGTACATTACCCATATACTCTATACGTGATACTAAATAAGGATTAATAACATCTTCATAGTATACAGATTTAATACCACTATTAGCAGAACCAGCGTAGTACTCTCTTCTCCTTAGCTTGAAATCACCATGTTTAACAATCTCATATGCCCAAGACCATACTCTATCATCAATTTTAATATTGTTAATCAAGAAATCTTCTAAGAACTTTTTCAACCCCTCATCAGAGGATTCAATCATAATAACTTTATTTGTTGTCTCGTCAGGAGTACATGCATCATCGGCAATAATCTCCATAGCAGAACCAATTACTGAATCTTTAGACATCTCTTCGTTCTCAGCAAAAATCTCTTTTAAAGAGTAGTCTCCTCTTATACCCTCAACGATTTGACCTAAAGTGTTTTTATCGTCTGTCCCTAATAATTGTTGTAAATTACTAGGAGATAGACTAACCGAACCTTCATTAATAGGTTTAGAGTGTATACTTTCAATACTACCATCAAAGAAAGTATTTCCCCTATTATCCTCAACAATCTTAACCTCTCTAACAACATCATTAGGTACACTTTCTTTTATTGTACCTACTTCATCAATAATGTCACTAGAAATGCTAGTATCTTGTAAACCTCTACGATTTACAAATAAATCATACCATGCCATATATACCCCAATCTAATAGAAACCATTAATCTCCATCTCTTCTATCATATCATCCATCTGTCTATCTATCATCTCTTCAACTGATATATCAGTTGGTGCATCTATACCAGCATATGAACCTATTCGATTAGCCATTAAGAAATCGCTAAACGTACCATTATTACCCTCAGCATCAGATACAGTACTTTGTAACGCATTTTGAATAGCACCACACAAACTATCAGATACGTCCTTAGAACCTACCCTAGTCCCAGTAACACCATCATTACCCTTACCATCATAATCAACAAAACCATCATCTGTAACTACTTTAGGATGGTCAACTTTACGTCTTATCCTATCATGTAACAAGTTGAGCAACTCATATCGAAGTATAGGATAATCATATAGTTTTATACGCTTTTCATACATTATCTCTACTAAGTCTAGATAAGGTTTATCTGTTCTATCTACAGATAAATAACCTACATTGAAACCCATTTCCTCTAGAATCTGTCTAGACTCTTCAGAATTGAATATATCATATGTCAACTTACCTATCTTCATGCCGATAACATTTACAAGATAAATAACAAAGTTACGTATTTTATAAATCGCTATCTTTTTAGGTGGCTTTGGTGGATTAATACGTAACATAAAATCAACACCAAATACAGGCTTTTTAACACCATCTTCCTCTACGATATCATCAACATAGACACATGATATGCCAGTGCTATCCGTCCTAAATGATTGGTCAATATGAAGATATCTAGGCCTTTCAGGATACTTTAACCTAAAATCATCCCTCAGATAATCTTTAACATTAATATCATCACCTGTAGATATTACTATCTCTTTTGATACAAATGGATGATGTCTATTTACATCTATACAATCTTGCAAGACCATAGGTGAACTAAATAATTTACCTTGTGAACCTGTAGATACACCGCCAATATCCTGTAAAGACCGCAATAGGTTTGCCTCAAAGCCATTCCTCAAATCTACAGGAACTTTTAAGAACTTAGTCTGCATATGAGGTGGTAACTCTTCTATAGCTTTATTAATGGATTCATAATCCTCTAAACCATCAATATACTTGTGCCTAGACATACCCTCAGATACCCTATAGTTATTCACATCATCTGTAGAATTAACTATATTAGCCTCTAAGTAATTAGAACCCTTAAATACATAAAAGAACTTCTTACTAAAGTTCTTAGGCTTAACATCCCACTGAGCAGGGGCGGCAACTATAGTATGAGGGTCATTTCTAGACAACCTAATTTGACGTTCAGTAGCTGAGTTTTCATATGTAGCTGATGATACCAAAATATTTAATGAGTGATTGACACCACCATCTATGATAAAACGTGAATTTGACCTATTCACGATATTAGCATATAAATCAGTAGCCTTTTCACTATCCTTAGACGGCCCACCACCACCTAAAAAGTTAGCCTCATCAAGCATGGAACATATAACGCTCATACCTATACTATCATTAGCACTTGAACCATAAGCGTATGAAATCCCCTCAGGGAATACTAGCAAAGAATTAAGTCTAGGATTCCTTTGAAAGTTTTCGTTAAAATAAGGTGAGTTATCAATCAATGCCCTATACTCACCAAAACCAGTACGTTCTGCCTGTTTCTGATTAACGGAAAAATACAAGAACATAATATTTGTCTTAGACATCAGATTGAACATAGCATTGATATTTCTAAAACAAGATAACTCATACATCTTACGCATCATGATTAATTCAGCAACGGTACTCTTACCTATACCTATTGAGCCACTTAATATGACGGAATTAATCTTTTCATCGTCTTTTCTTGTATCCCTAAAAATATCAACTATAAAGTCTTTCCAATATGGATATATGTTCTTCTGGTCAGAACCAACATAATAGTCAGAATTAATCCAATCCTCAATCCTAACTATATCTCTAACCTGTTCAACTCTACCACTATCTTCCCTACGTTGTAGAGCCTTCTCTCGGAGCGGACAGGGTGACACTGGCTTTTCTCTGCGCAGCCTATGATGTGGAGGAACTGGAAGGAGGGGACGAAAGAACGGTTCTTCATTTCCATCCGGCGATTGCTCCGATTAAGCTTGCCGTGCTTCCGCTTTCCAAGAAGCTTGGGGAGGGCGCTGTAAAGGTATATGCTGAGCTTTCAAAGGACTGGAACTGTGAGTATGATGACAGAGGTGCCATCGGTAAGAGATATAGAAGACAGGATGAGATAGGAACTCCATTCTGTATTACCTATGACTTTGATTCAGAGACAGACGGTATGGTTACAGTCAGAGACAGAGATAGCATGGAGCAGGAGAGAGTGGCTATATCAGAACTTAGAGATTATTTCAGAAATAAATTTGAGTTTTAATTACAGAGCTTAAGATTAACGGCAAGCACTGACTTTTTATAACTTATTTAGAGGAAAGGATATTGTATGAAAAAAGAGAATATGGATAAAAGATTACTTCTTACTATAGTGCTAGGAAGTGGAATGGGTATCTTTATGAATTCTGACAACCCTGTGTTTTTTGCATGGGGAATATTAGCACTTGCTGTAAGTCTGGTTTTAGCTGTAAAAGTCCTATATGAAGAACTGATACTTAAGAAAAAAGGAACTTATGTCGCAAAAGAATATGAAGAGTTTGATTTAGGCTCTAAATTTGCGAAAATTCAGCTAATTGTACTGATGTGTTTATCTGTATCCTATTTATTGTTAGAATTAGTATCAAAACAAAATGTGATAATTACAGTAATTTGCTATGTTCTAATGCTTGTAACTATTTCAATGGGAGCGTATGAAATTGTTATGAGATGTAAAAAAAGCAGTGCTATGAATAAGAACCAGTAAATAATAAACGAGGGTGGAATCCTTAAACCGGATTTTGCCCTCGTTTTATATGCTACAGCTAAGATAAATATGATGTGGGTGTCGCAAGTATTTA